CTACGCTTGGGATCTTGAGACAAACAACCGATCTTCCAAGATCTTCCGAGTTCCTCACAAACGACATACCAGAAACGGATCCTACGACCTCAAAGACCCCAGGGATATCTACGAGACAGTAGCGAACGCCGCGGCTCGGAGGATGCGAAATTGTATCCTCGCGCTCATTCCTGGGGATATCGTCGAATCAGCTGTCGAGGAGTCAAAAAAGACTCTCAAGGCTAACCTCCAAGACCTTCCAGCCTTAGTAACCAAAATCCAGGAATCATTCTCGAAGTTCGGAGTTACCCGGGGCCAGATCGAGGAAAAGTTAGGTCACAAACTCGAAGCAATCACAGAGAAAGAGTACTTAACGATGCAGGGCTGGTATCGGGCGATTAACGACGGGATTACCAAACCAGAGCAGATATTCACCCCGAAACAATCAGCTCAGGAAAGACAGACAGCGGGCCAGGTAGTAACCCATGAGCTCACCCAAGATGGTGAGGAAGTGTACGGGATAGATCTATGAGTACCGCAAGGCTTAGGCGAGAAAGTAGGGTCTACGCAAAGATCTACTCCCAGTCATTACAGAAATTTCTACGAGCCAAGATGAAGCCTCCAATACTCGTGAATATCATGGGAACAATATTCCCCTGGATCCGTACCGACTGGGAAAACCGCTGGATGCTCGCAAACGAGAAGGAAGTCCGGAGGATGGCTCGGATCGCAAGCGATGTTTTTTACGACGACCTAATGGGAGGGGAACTCGATGAGAAGAAGTAGTTATGACCTATTGGCTTTTTACATTGGGGCAGTATTAGGGATCCTCGCTGGTTTATTGCTGGGGATAGCGATATGAGAAGAAAACTCACTACTCCAGAAAAAAGAAACCTCTACATGGACGAGAGGATCCCTCAGGTTATCGAAATGTTTTTCGACTTTCCTAATGGGCTCACCCAGTTAGATATCTGGACCCCATTGGATCTCGTGAGACACTTCAACCTATCACCACAGTCCATGAATATGCTGGTCAAAAAGGTAGAAAAGCTCGGGTATTCGATTTTAGAAAACGACGGAATTTACTCGATTTCGATACCAAAAAAGCAAAAAACAGCCACAAATGGAACCCTTTTACGATTCGCACAAACCAACGGAATAGGCGGTTCGTGGATGGTCCCAGAGCCAGAAAGGAGCCCGTATGTCTCAAGATATTAATTCAGTCGTAGTAATCGGAAGGCTTACCCGGGATGCAGAGCTGAAATACCTACCATCGGGGACGACTGTTTCAACCTTTACCCTGGCGAACAACTATCGACAAAAATCCGGGGATCAGTGGACGGACAACGCCAATTTTCTTGACTGCTCTTACTTCGGTAAAGGGGCCGAGGGCCTGCTCCAGTACCTAGTGAAAGGTAAACAGGTGGCAGTACATGGGGAGCTAAGACAGGAGCGCTGGGAGAAGGACGGGAATAAGTTTTCCAGGATAAAGATTATCGCCTCACACGTAGAGCTCTTAGGCTCAAACGAACCAAGACAGGCGGGGAATACTTACTCAGAGCCCAAAACTAGCCAGCCACAGCGACAGAGCGAGGTATTCGAAGATGATATCCCGTTTTGAGAAAGTAATCCTCTGGGTATGTCTTGTCGTTCTTCTGGTGGCAAATCTATTGCTGTTGATCTATGCGGATTCGGCAAAGATCGCTGGATACATGGAAGGATTCGACGAGGGGCAGAAGTGGAAGCAAGAGGACAAGTTTAGAACCTGGCAGGCTTGGCAAGAGTACGGTCAGGCCAGGATGGAATTTTTCATGGAGCTCTCTCGTAGAGCTCACCTGGAAGCGGTAGAGGCGAGTCGGGTCGAGTATCTGGAAAGGATGCTGTCGGCAGGGAAAGAAGGCTTGGGATGGGAAACCGGAAGGAGTAATGCGCCATGAGAATTCAATTTGAAGAAATTTTCTCTGATGAAGAACACCACGATGCAAATCTAAAAAAATTAGGGAGGCCTATAGCTATATACCTAGATGGCGAGGCTATCGGCCACATATACCCAGCGAAGGAAGGAAACCTCCTCCAGGAGTACTCGCTTTATTTGGAGTGTGATGGTTTGGATTTCGGCAACTACCAGGACCATTACTTCGATGTCAAGTTTGCAAAAGAAGCAGTTAGGGATCTGGTAAAGATGGCGATCGCGGCCAGGGATTCAGAACTTGTCGAGGATCCAGACCAGCTGACTTTGTTTTAGGGGTCCGTGGAATGATGAGTTTTCGGGAGTACCACAGAAGGAACCCAGAGGATCGAGAAGCTCTTGAAGAAAGGGCGGCGATCCTAGAGTTCCTTGCTTGGTACTCTCGATACAAGGCTGAGGAGATGGCAGTTCAACTAGTCACCTCCTCTAAGATTATTTGGAAGGAACAACGAAATGGATAAAGATGCTTACTACTTCCCGCATTTTGCAAACGCCAAAAGCGATAGGAAGATCCTAAGGGTAAGGAAAGAGCTGGGCCTCGAGGGGTACGGTATTTTCTTTATGCTCTTGGAAACACTTCGAGATCAGGCCGACCTTCGATATCCAATGGAGGACGTAGATCTTTTAGCTGACGAATTTGGAACCTCTGAACAAAAAGTCATGGCAGTAATAGGTAATTACGGCCTGTTTGAGATCGACGAGGAGGAAAGGTTTTTCTCTCCTAAGCTGATTATTTACTTGCAACCTTACTTCACAATGAAGGAACAGCGAAGAATAGCTGGTATCGAATCAGGGAGGAAGCGAAAGGAGTCTAGAGAATTGAACGACCGTTCAACGACCGTTCAACGGATGATGAACGAAAACGAACAAAGTAAAGTAAAGGAAAGTAAAGTAAAGAAGAGTAAAGAAGAATATATATATGCACCTTCTGACGAAGGCGCTGGACAACAACCACAACAACAATCCGCAGAATATCACGAACATTACGAACAAGAATCCGAACTTCACGAACAACCTACTCCAAAGCCGGTAAAGACCCAGAGATTCTCAAAGCCAACACTTGAGGAAGTATCTGCCTACTGTCAGGAAAGATCGAACCGAATCGATGCACAACAGTTTGTCGACTACTACGAGGCGAACGGCTGGAAGGTAGGACGAAACTCGATGAAGGACTGGAGAGCAGCAGTACGAACCTGGGAGCGCCACGAAACAACAGTAACGACTACCAGGGCAAGCCCGAACGTACTTTCCTTCGAGGAGAGGGCAAAGAAACAGCGAGAACAGAATACCGCCGAGGTATTGAAAATGATCGAGGAGGGGACCTTATGAAGATTCAAGAATTTTTATCCGAGATGACCGAATACTGGCCTCGGTCAGCAGAGAACAAGACGATTACAAAAACGGTAGCCAAGATCCTGCATTCGGTACCCGAGGGAAAGCTCGAGGATATTTTGCTTACCCTCCAGAAAAACTTTACCCCGTCAAAGCCTATCGGAGTTTATGAGCTCAATAAGGCGATGGATGAGCTCGGTATTACCCAGGTTTCAACCATGGAAGAAAAGTATCTGGTCGAGTGTGACTGTTGCGGGAATCGATTCGAATATTCCATGGGCGTAAATGATAATTGTGGGCTTTGTTCTTTTCCCTACGAATGGACCAAGACAGTCATAGGGTATCGAGTTACTGGAGGAGGTACCGTACCGAAGACAATCGAGGATGGATACCACAAAAAGCTGGAGCACTACCGAGCTCAGCTCAAGAGGAAGCGAGCGAGCTAGATGCCAGTAGTAAAGCATCGGGATCATAACGAGATTCTGGGAGAATTACAGGACAAGTACCTCGTCGCCAGGGACCCCGATGTCTTACTGAAAATGTATTGGGTTTTTGTTTGCATGAGTCGGAATATGATCAGGGATTACTTCGGATCTAGGAAACTGCACATTGTTCAGGAGGATCTGGACGAAAAGAGTCATGATATTTCGGCGATGATGATCGAGCGGTATCTGAAAGACAAGACGTTTCGGATCCAAAAGAGTTTCTCTGGGTACCTTCGTAACGGACCATGGAAACGGATCATGTACAAGAACGTACACCATGATAGAACAGCGAGCCTTGATGAGATCAACAACGAGCGCCGCCGAAAGGATGAAGAAGATGGCAGTTAAATATATTTGTAAACACCCAGGATGTCAGGAGACGGTAGATACCCGGGGGACCTATTGCGAGGACCACCAAGACCATGCAAAGCGGGAGGAGGCAGAGCGGAAGCCTTTCGCAACTGCTACCAGATCGAACCAGAACTACTACAATACCCACGAATGGAAAGAACTGCGGAAATCCACGGTAAAGAAACAAGGGTTCTGTCAGCGATGCGGGTCTACCAAGGAACTACAGGTCCACCACCTACAACCACCTCGAGGATCCGAGAAACTATTCTTCTCGCCGTGGAACCTAGAGGTTATTTGCGTCGATTGTCACCGACTGGAGACAGCTGCCGAGATCCGAGACCGTAACCGGTATGGGGGTTTGAAAAAATGATGCGCCGAAATATATACCACACCAACCACACATCTGTACGACTTTTCAATCCTGTAAAGTTTGATATATAGGAAAGTCCATATATGACGGAAAAGCCTGTCGAGTTAAAGAAGTTACACGGCACCTATAACGCAACCAGGGATGATGGGAAAAAACCTATGGCTGAAGTTTATCCAGGGGGACAACTTTCGAAGATCGAGCAGGCAAAAGAGATCGAACACCCATCAGCAAGAAAGGAATGGGAGATCGTAATAAAACGGCTTATTAGCCTCAAGGTAATTTTCCCCGAAGATATCCCCACGTTGAAAACTCATTTTGTCACACTTTCAGAAGCCTACAAAACTTTCGACCAGATCAAAAAGACCAGGAGGGAGATAAAGAAGCTCGAGCGAGAGAAAAGAGCTGCGGAGAATAAAGACGAGAGAGACTGGGCTTTGATTAAGATATTCATGGATCAGATTTCCTGGAACGAGGACTACATTCTTAGACTACAAACGCTCTGGATTAAACTTACCAACCAGTATCAGACCATAGCCAAGGACTACCTAGCTACACCACTACAGAAGACCAAGATCATCGGACTCCTGGCAAAAGAAAAAGAACCAGATAACCCTATTTTGGCAGTTCTGGAGGATGACTAATGGATCCACGATTTGAGAAGTATTTACTCGAGGTAAGTAAGAATATAATACCTACCGGTAGGTATACAAAACTGTCCATTCGCAGACACCTAGAGGACATGAAGCGAGGGGAGGAATTTCAGTATTATTTCGATGATAAGAAGGCGAACAAGATTATTCGATTTGTCGAAGCCATGAAGCATTATGAGGGAAGATGGGCGGGGACTCCGATAGTCCTGGAACCCTGGCAAGTTTTCATTCTGGCTAGTGTCTACGGCTGGCGGAGAAAAGAGGACGGGACTAGAAGGTTTCGAAAGGCCTTTGTTTTCGTAGGTCGTAAGAATGGGAAAACGCTTTTAGCCTCAGCTCTCCAACTTTTCGAGCTTCTGACAGAACCCGGGGCTCAGGTCTACTCGATCGCTACCCAAAGAAAGCAGGCCGAGGTCGCTTTCAACAACTGCAAGCAATTTGTAAAACAAAACGCTGACCTGGCGGGAATGATTGACGCTTATCGAAACACTCTGGTCTATGAAAAAACAGCAAGCAAGATCGAGGCTCTCTCCAGCGAGTACAAAAAGTTCGACGGGCTGAATCCACAGTTCGTCCTGGCCGATGAGGTCAGCGCTAACCCGAACTCTAGACTCATCGACGTAATGCAATCTGGAATGTACTCGCGACTCCAGCCATTGCTTTTCATGATTACCACAGCAAACCACAGCCTCGAGAACCCTGGGCGCTGGGAATGGGAACGATCTAGGAAGATCCTGGAAAAGAAATTTGAGGATGATACTTACTTCTGCATACTTTATGAGCTAGACGAAAAGGATAATTGGAAAGATTCAAAGAATTACATTAAAGCTAACCCGAACCTAGGAGTAACGATAGACCCAGCAAACCTCGATACAGCGCTCGCCGAGGCTATCCAACAACCCAACAAGCAAACTGAATTTATGTGTAAAAACTTGAATCTTTGGTTAAATTCTTCGACTTCCGAAGAATGGATACCAGCTGATAAATGGGAAAAGTGTCACCAATTCCAACCAAGTGAAATATATCATTTACCTTGTATAGGGGCTTTCGATCTGTCAAAACGAGAGGACTGGACCGCCTACACAAAATATTTCTATGACCAAGAAAATAAGAAATACTACACCGAACATTTATTTTTTATTCCAGAGGAACAAATAGAAATCAAGATGAAAAGGGATTCTGAAATGGTTAGATATTGGATAAACGAAGGGCTAGTAATCGCTACTCCTGGGGAGACTGTCGACTACGAATATCTGAAAGATTGCCTTAAAAATGATATCAAAAAAATTCCTTTAATGGATGAAGTCGTATTTGATGGATGGCGCGCGGATGAAATTATTAAAGAACTGAAAGAGATAGTAAACGTTACTGAAATGCCGATGAGAATGGAAAAATTTTCCGAGCCGGCCAAAGCATGGCACGAAGCTGTTTTCCATGGTGATATTGTTGATAACAACCCGGTAATGTCCTGGCAGACATCTTGTGTGACTATTTACGTCGATCCAAACGACAATATTAAAGTAAAAAAACATGATTATAAAAAAAATACAAACAGAATCGATGGCGTTATAACATCGATCATGGCATACAACCGACTAAAGGAATCTCTGTTAAAAAAAAGACGGCCAAAAGTTTCCCCTGGAACGATCAAATACTAGGTCTATGACTATATAAGCATGGGCATATTTAGCAAAAAAAAGCCGATGCAAAAAAGAAATACCCCGGGTTCGATGGTCATTCCGTGGGGAGCCTTCGGGACAAGTTGGTCCCGAGCGCTGGAGCAGAATCCTAGCGTCTTCTCCTGCGAACAATTAATTTCTAATGCCATCGCCAGTCTCCCAGTAGATTTGTTATTCAGGAAAAACGACGGGTCAAGAGTAAAAGCCTACAGTCACCCGATGTATAAAGTCCTTAAGCGTGAACCTAATCTCGAGGAAGTTCCTCAAGTGTTTTATGGCCGTCTCGTTCGGCACCTGTTACGAGGAAACGCCTTTCTTCGTCCTATCAGAGACAGCCAGGGCCGAGTAATCGAAGTATTCCTTCTAGAACCTACGGCGGTATCCGTAGAACGGAATGAAGCTGGGAAGAAGATTTTCAAGCAAGGGAAAATCGAGTACACCTCGAAAGAGATCCTCCATATACCCGGGGTTGGGTACGATGGAGTCAGGGGATACTCGCCTTTAGAATTTGCAAAAAGTACCTTGGAAACCGCTTCGAATATCGAGGCCTATGCCGCCAGAGCTTTCGAGGGTCGAATAGGATCGAGGGCTTTGGTCGATATCTCTGGAATGTACCCAGATGGGGCTACCGACGACGATATTCGGGAGATGGCAGCCTACCTCCGAAACAACTACTCGGGGGAAGAAAACGAAGGGAAGCCGTTAATTCTCTGGGACGGGATGAAAATCTCATCGATTGAGGCTACCGATAACCGAGAATCACAACTTCTCGAGAACCGACAATACCAGAACAAACTGATCGCTCAGATCTACCAGGTACCTTTGTTTCTCCTCGGTGAAGGGGAGAACAAATACAACAGCCAGGAATCCCAGAACATAAACTTCTTACAATACACCTTGCTCCCATGGATTCGAATAATCGAGCAGTACCTAACACTACTTCTTGACGCTAACGAAAGGAAAAATCATTCGGTGAGTTTTAATACTGCGGGATTTCTTCGAGGAGACCACAAGAGCCGAATGGAGGCTTACGTTAAAGGGATCCAGTCGGGTATTTACTCGGTCGACGAGGTACGGAACCTCGAGAACCTTACCGCTCTCCCGGAATCCGGGGACGTTCACTTTATCCCAGCTAACCTCATGCCACTAAATAACGAAACAATCGGGGCGTATATGGCAAGCGCAAAACTCAAAGCCCAAAGCCTAATTGGCAAGGAATCAGAAGGAGTCGGTGATGATAAACAGTAAGCAACGAGAAAAGGAACTTCGGCAATTTGATTTTCAAAAGGTCGAAATCAGAAAAGCCGAAGAAGGACCGACCAAACTTGTCGGGCTAATTCCCTATGGAAAACGATCGGTAAAACTCGGGGGTTTTTATGAAATCATAAAGCCAAGCGCTTTTCGTAGGACTATGGAGAATGGATCCCGGGTAGTAGCGCTTCGCAACCACAACGACGACCAGATTCTAGGGTCCACCAAAAGCGGAACCCTGCGGCTTATCGATTCGGAAGATGGGCTAGTTTGTGAGGTCGATCTACCTCGGGCTGTCTATGCTCAGGATCTCGCCGAATCCGTTACCCGTGGGGACGTTAATACGATGTCCTTCGGGTTCTATACGATCCAAGACGACTGGTATCAAGACGACAAAGGCGACTGGGTACGAGATCTTCTGGAGGCTCGATTACTCGAGGTTTCCTTCGGAGTAGTCTTTCCTGCCTACGAAGATACAACCACGGAAGCAAGAAAAAAGCTCCAGGACTATATAAACAGGGACTCAAACGAGGACTCGACTGAAGTCACTCCTCCCCAGGATCCCAAAGTACAAGAGCCACAGGAAGACGATTCGGTAGATTCCACTCGTCAAAGAACCCTAAGGCTAAGACAAAAATTTCTAGAGGAGGTTCTTCGATGAAGAAGCTAAAAGAAAAACGGGCTGCGCTGATTAAAGAAGCGGGCGATATTTTGAAAGGGGACGTTACCCCAGAACTCGAGGAGCGGGTAAACGCTATTCACCAAGAGGTAGAGCGGATCAACGTTCTTCTGGACGCTGAGGAGCGACAAGCGGCTTTCGAAGCTGTTGCAGCTGAGCACCGAGTAGAAAAGACCTCGGGAGACCTCAAGGATGCAATCGAGGAGTTTCGATCGATCTTGAAGGTAGAAAAGCGGGATATCTCGTACTCCGAGAACGTATTCGCGCCGAAGGGCTTTGTCGCCGAGCTCATCAAGAGCCTAGACGAGCGCCTCTTTATTCGTGAAACCGCTCGAAGATTTACCCTTACCCAGCAAGAGGGAATCACTATTCCTCGTCGAACCGTTCGGATGGGCGCTGCTACCTGGGGAAACTCTCCAGCAGCCGATACCGATTTGGCTCTCGGGTCTGTAATCCTGAAACCCGCACCACTTAACGGTCTGGTAAAGATCGACAAGCGAGTCGTAAAAGTTTCGGCGCTGCCAATCGAGCGAGTAATCTCTGACGAAATGGTAGATCGATTTGCAAACGCTCTCGAAAGCGCTTATTTGACCGGAGCCGGGGCAAACGATACTCCTTTCGGAATCTTTAATACTACAGCCGTTCCGGTAGCTCGGGACGTAACCCAGGGATCGGGAATTACCGCTGAGGGCTTTATTGCCGCAAAGAATAAGCTCGCCTCTGGGTATAACCCAGTCTGGGTAATTCATCCCGACGTACTAACCTCGATCGAAAGCCTTAAAGATGGCAACGGACAGTATATTTTCATGCACAGCTTCCGAGCAGGCGAACCTGATACGATCCTCGGAATCCCTGTAATGAAAAGCGCTCACGCACCCAGCGCAACTACTACCGGCTCTTATATTGCCGCTCTCGGAGACTTTGGCCGAGGTTATGCGATCGCCGACGTAGAAGCCATGGAAATGCAAGTTCTCTCCGAGCTCTACGCTGCTACCAACCAGATCGGGTACAAGGGCTATCTCCTGACCACTGGTAATGTAATCGATCCCGAAGCCTTCGTTCGGGTCAAAGTAGGGGCCTAGTAACCTAACCCCGGGGCCTTAACGGTCTCGGGGTTTCTATCTTTGAAAGGATAAACAATGGCAAAAGAACGAGCAGTACAACAGCGGCCAGAAACCCCAGAGGGAGAAGTACAAAGTCAGGGAATGGTAGAAGTAAAATTCAAGAAGACCATGGCTAATGAAAACGGCATTTATCGGGAAAACGAGATCCATAAACTCGACGGAAACCTGGTAAAGGTACTAATTAAGGCTGGAGTAGTAGAGGTAATCTGATGGCATTCGCTACACTCGCCGAATATAACGCCTATACCCAGAAATTCGACGACGATGTTCTGGCGGCTATCTACCTTGGATCAGCTGAGGACGTTATTAAGGCATACCTCGGATATAACCCAGAGTCTCTTTCCTACGACGAAAGACTGGACGGATCTGGGGCAAGGCGGCAAAGACTAGCCTCAAAGCCTATCATCGCCTTGACCTCTGTCGAGTTCGATGGAGTCTCCCAGGACGTAGCCGATTTCTATCTAAAAAACGAATGGCTCACCTATTCGGATACCTCGAAAACATTCCCCCGGGGGGATGAGAATATTCACGTTACCTATACAGCTGGATATGCGGTACTCCCGGAAGTGATAAAACTCACCTGTCTACGAATTGCCGCCTTAATGTCCACCGAGGCAGAAGGGAATATAGGTATTACCTCGAAGTCTTTCGGAGACTCAGGGACTAGGACCTTTATCCAGACCACTAAATACGATCGATACCTTGCAGTCCTGAACGATTTCAGGATTACCCGCCTATGATCTCAGTAAAAGCAGACTACGACGAAATAAAGGGGAGAATCAGCGAGCTCTCGGATCCCCGGATAATAAAAAAGTTCGGTCGAAATATGCTTAGGGCCGCCGCCAGGGAAGGGGCGAGGGTAGCAAAAAAGAGCCTTAACTCTACAGCGAAAAAGAGTACTGGATCCCTTTATAAAAGCCTGAAAGGATCGCTTTCCAGAAAAGATCGAGCGGTCGCAGTAATTGGGCCCAGCGGATCCTTTAACTTTATGAAAGCCTGGCAACTGGAGCATGGAGGGACCAGAAGCGCGAAGAACGGAAAGTACATGACCTTCCAGGTAAAGGGGCTCTGGGTAAAGAAGAAATCAGTTACCCAGCCTGCAAAACCCTGGTTTGCTGGTCCTGTCGGATCCTACCTGGAGAGTCCTCGCCTAGGTCAGGAAATGGATAAACAATTTCAGAAGGACCTGTCTAAGCTCATGGAGGGCAAGAAATGACCCTAGAAAAGATCATCGACGGGTTAAAGACCTACTTAGTCGCAAACCTCCCCGGGTACCTGGAGGGTCTCTCAACAGTAGAGATCGACCTGGGGACAGTAGTCGCAAAGCAGATCGTCCTATTCGATATGGACCCAGACAAATACAAAAATCCTTTGACAATCTACATAATTCCGGACCAGGAGACTTTCGAAGCAACCAGCATCGAGGGATACTCCTCGGACTCTAGCCTTTCGATCTATGTCGTTTGGAGGGGAGATACCCGAGAAAACCTGTACAGGAAGACGCTAAGAACGGCGGCAGCGTTGATCGAGGCTTTACGAGCAGACCCTACTCTCGGGGGATTCGCCGGGGACGTTCGACTAGATGGAATGGACTACTACCAGGCGGTAGAAGGAAACGAGGATCTAAAAAGCGCAGAGCTAAGATTCTCGCTTCTTTACGAACTTTGACTATAAAGAGGGGGTACTAAAATGGCATATTCAAGAGGGGCAGGAAGTCAGCTCCAAATAGGCAAGGAGTCTACCTGGGGAACAGCGGTTACTCCTACAAGACTACTCAATTTTTTATCAGAAGATCTTAAACTAAACATCAACCGAATCGAGGAAGAAAGCCTCCTAGTTCAGAAAACCGCTCGGTCTATGGACGTAATGGGCTACACTGTCGACGGGTCGGTCAGTGTAATTCTCAAACCGGAAAATATGAAGGAAATTCTTTTCCTGACGATGGGAGTAGAAGCAAACCCAGCGCTCAAGGCTGCCACAACTGGAGTTTACGAACACGCCTTCACCCTGGCAGATCATAACGCAACCTTACCCAGCTTTACCGCTATCATCGATAGAAAGGCCGCTACTCCAGCCTATACTGGGCTTAAAGTCGCCTCCCTCTCGATCGAAGCAAAAGCACAGGACTATCTACGGTCTACGATCTCGGTAAAGGGAAAAGCTGAATCGGCTGGATCTCTTGCGGTAGGGCTTACTTCTCCAAGTCTCAAGAGCTTCCGGTTTGTAAACGGGACCATGACGATCGACGCTGTTGAGTTTGCAGAAGTTACCTCGGTAGACCTTTCTATCGATAACGCTCTGGACGATGGAGAGCAAACCCTAGGTTCTGGTTACTACACTTCCGAAATGGAGCATAACGAGCGGGTCGTAACGATCAACTTCGAGGCTTTTTATAACACCGCCTCGAACACGGTACGAGAAGACAAGTACAAGATCGACGGGGCGAGC